CCCCCCACCAGCATGTAAGTCTTCCCCGTCGCAATGTCCGGACGCCCGAAGTGAAGGCATATCACTCTCAAGCCAACGCCATACTGGTACCAGTGCAGCGCGTTAAAGCCAAGTTCGCAGTTCCTGAAGCGATTGAGAGTGAGCCTCGTTGTGAGGCCACCGGCGGTCCCTTGCTCGCGGGACTCCATCCCGTGGTTCCTGATAATGGGTACCGCAACTTTTTGGCAGCTTTTCGTAAACGCTGCAACTATCATTGTTCGGCCAGGGCCACGCCGAAGGTAATCCAAGGTGCCCTAACTTTCATTAATACGATTGCTCCCCGCCAGTTCGAAAAATTCGACTGGTCCCACGATCTTTTTGAGGCCTGGAACGCCAAATTCACTCCTGACAAGCAAAAGCGCATGGTCGCGGCTTGTGCCAATTTCGGGACTACCAACCTTTATGGTTACAGCCATAAAGAGATTTTCGTCAAGGTCGAAGCCTTGCTAGTCCAGCACAAGCCCAATTGGGCCCCCCGTGTCATCTACAAGGGCACGGACGTGTATAATGCGTTGAGCGGGCCAATTTTTGAGGAGTTGATGAAAAGGATGGACCATGGCATGCAGGTCATGCCTGGTCCTCACCGCGTCAAAATGGCCTACAAGTGCGGGCCACTTGATTACGTTCCTTTCCTTGCCAAGTGTTCTGAGAAGGTGCTGGAATGCGATTTTTCCGGCAATGACAAGACTCAGTGCGCCGACGTGCAAATTCTCGAGTTGCTCTTGATGCGACGGCTGGGAGCACCGGAATGGTTCTGCAGGCTACATGCCAAAACGAACCAATTCTCGGTGGTTAACTTCCAGCATGGCGCTCGGGCTAAACTCGAGAACCAATTGCCCACCGGTGCCACTGACACCACCTTCCGGAACACTTTTTGGAACGGGTGCATTCTTTTTGGGGCGCTTGCAGCCCTAAAAGCCCGTTCCAGCCGCTCGTTATTGTTGGGTGACGATATGGTAGCCACTGTGGACGGCATTTCTTGCCGTTCGCCCGCCAAGGCGTATGAAGGACTGGCCAAAGAGGCTCAGATGGTGGCACGTGTCAAGGTCCATTCTGGACTGGTTGACGCCACCTTTCTCAGCCGCTTATTTGTGCCTACCCAGGACGGGATGTACCTCACGGTCCCCCTGATCGGGAAGGCAATTGGCCGGTTCAACATGCGCGCTAACGCGAATGAATCCGTCTCTGACGCGATGTACTTCGCAGGCAAGTCAGTTGGCTACGCATATGAGTTTCGATTCTGTCCGCCCCTTCGCGACGTGTTCCTAGAGCGCTTTAGCGCTGAATGGGACAACGTTGTCTCCGAAGGGGGGACTAAGATCAACCCGTCGACCTTGGAGATAGGTTGGCAAGCGAGGAGCGCAGGTGTGACTCTGGCCAATATCAAAGAGAAGATTTTCTCAGACAGAGTGCTCACCTTCTTCGAATGCCACCGATTCACCTTGTATCGTTACGGGTTGGACTTTTACGACGTGGTGGACCTGTTCACACGCGTCATTCTCACGGACCGCGAGGATGACGACACCACAACGGGAAGGATTTTGGCGGCTGACTTCATGCTTAGTTAAGCCCTTTGTAGATTTCGGGCCGCCATAATCCCGCCGTCGTGGGTAAACGGGCACATCTCGTCGGAGAATAATCGTGTGTTTGGGCGCTGACAAGCAGCCTGACCAACGCGGTCTTCGGCGCCTTCGCGATCGGCAAC